ATTAAGAGATGTATTACTTAAAATTCTATCTGAACCTGTTGAAGCTACTCCATTACTACCATTTCCACCTGCTCCTAGGTTTTGACCAGGAACACCTGATCCATTGTATTGAGTTGCACAATCCAACCAACCATTTAGAGAACTTGAGTTATCAGTAGTCGCCCCGGGAAGAGCAATAAAAGCTCCTAATATTCCAGTAGGACTTACTATGTTTAAATTAAAACTCGAAACTGCTGTTCTTCTAAATGCAAAGGTTGCAAACTGTGTTCCAGTATCGCCTGATCGATTAGGACCAACTGGAAGAAAACCTGTGCTATAGTTTTCTACGTCATGTTTTAAAATTCCTATTCTTATACTTGCTTCTTTTGTTCCAGAAACACCAGGATCAGCTGCTTCTGTATATGTGTTATTAGTATAAAAGTTTGTAGATCCTGTATAACTTGGCGTGTTTGTTGTTGCTGCATTAAAATCAAATATTCTAACAGCATTATCAGCGTGTGTAGCACCAAGTGAATTAGAAACCGAAGTTGATCCCTCATGAACACCTGATTGAGCTGAAGTATGAACTTGAACTTTTGTGCCAGTGAGATTGTGATATGCACCATTACCATTACAGTTTATTGCTCTCACTCTTAATTGTTCAACTGTTCGAACACTGCTAGATGTTATTGGAATAGTAATGTTTCCAATGGCATAAGGTGAAGCTACTCCAACGTCTTCTTGAGGAATACTACCAGTCAAGAATGTTGTAGATCCGTCTATCTGAGCATAGGTATAATTCTGATTAGATATAGCGGCTTGAGTTGTTGATTCAAAATTTGTTCCACTTTGAACTTGGAAAGGTGAGTTTGTGTTTCTGTAAGCTTTTCCAGTTAAGTTAGCAATAGTGATTCCAGACAATGTTAAACTCGGTGATCCGGAATTGTAGTACGGTATTCCACTGACGTATCTAAAACCACCTGCCACATTTTGTGTTAGTGTTCCACTAGCTATTGTCGGTGCTGCGGTTATGTTATCTTTTACAAATTCAACGATGTTAGTTGTTCCAGTAGCACTATGATCAATACCAAAGTTATTTAGACCAGTATTGACTGCGCTCGCTGCTTTGAGAGCTCTGGCTTTAAATCCAAAGAATTTATTAGGATGTATATGACTCGCCGCAAATGTTGTCGTAGCGCCTGATGAATCTAATAAGTTAAAATCAGAATGAGCAGTAACGTCTAAACTTGTGTATCTTCCAACTTTACTCGATCCGTCCATAGTAACGCTTCCGTCGGCACTTCCATTTATTTGAGCACTTACTGTTCCTGCACCAGCATCATGTGCAAAGGTCGAAAATGCTGTACTTGATATATCACCTGTAGTTGTTATTGTTCTTGCAACAGAAGAACCGGCTGATGTCGAAGCAGCACCAGAAAATCTTTTTGTAAAACCTGCTGGAAGAAATGGATCTATACCAGACGCAGGTCCATCAAATGCTATTGTCTTAGTGGATAATCCTTGAGGTGTCGCGGGATTATCATCGTAAACTTTCAATAAAATACTCTTAGTTGAAGGAATAACTGATGGATCAGCAGTAGTATGACTATCCAAACTTAACAATACAGTATCTCTTCCTTTATATGAATGCGTATTTGCTCCCCAGGTATGAATCAATCTTGAACCTACTACACCACCTGAAGCTGAATCACCAACAACATTGTCTAAAGAAGTGCCATCTCCCCAGTTTACTGAGTATTCTACAACAGCTGTTCCGTTTTTATTTGCAACTTGTGTATTTGTTGTTATGTTTCTTAAGTGTAGTGGTTGTCCTTCTATAACATAAACATCGTTTCCAGTTAGAGCAGATCCACCGGCAGCATTTCTATACAACTCATAATTTGCAACTGGATTAGCAGTGAATATTGTTATATAATCTGCGTTTGTTTGTGTAGCTTCACTTCCAGTTCCAACTGCATTTGTATTGAAAGCTCTTACTGTAACAGAAGCCGGACTTACTAATGCATTGTTATAAACATGTGTTGGACTGTTACTTGATACTGCTGAATCAATAAATCCATCTCCCCAGTTTATGTCATATCTGTTTGGGGTCCCATCATTCGTAAATGCTAGCGTTGTAGTAAAACCTGCTCCGCCTTGTGTTGGGGAAGCTACAAAAGTTAATCCTCTGACAAAAGCATTGTTTCGAACGTTATTGATTGCTTCATTTAACCCATCTAATACATCTGAAACTCTGTCAGTATTATTAAATCCTGTAAATGCCCCGTCTGTCCAACTACTATCAACTGGATAATTTGCTGTCACGTTATCAACATAATGTTTATGAACTATTGAGTACTCGCTGTCAGGTGCATAGTTTGGTGGAACAACTATCTTACCATCGTTTGACATTTCCATTCTGAGTGTTCCGCCAGTAAAGAATCTTAGTTGGTCATTATCAGCGTTAGGAGTTGATTCTGCACTAATAAAAGTATCTTGGTCAATATCTTTTACACCACCAAGAGATCCCCAAGCATTTCCGTCATATCCTTCAAACACTGTACTCGCTGTATTAAATCTTATTGATCCTATTGGAAATGGTGTTGGTCTTGCAGAATCATTACCTTTCGGTAGTACAAAGTTTGACATTACTCTTAACTGATTAACTTCAGCAGAGTCTAAATTTATAAAGTTTGCACCTCTTGTACTATCGAGAAGTAAGAATTTGTTTCCTTCAGATACACCGAAGCTATCTACATCTAATAATTTTGTATAAAAACGACCACCAATAGATTGAACACTATCGGCTATAAAATCTGAGTCTAATCCACCTGATGGCACTCCTGCACCAATCCAAAGTTTTAATCCCGAGTCTGTATAAGAGTAGGCCAGTTCACCTATTCTAAGTTTATCAGGTCTTACTTCGTTACCAGATCTTTTTATTTGAATCAATGATGTCATGAGATTACCGCTATTTTATTAAGAGGATTAGAAGCCAATGAATCAATCGCAAAACCTTCTCCTCCATCAATCAATTGTCTAGTTAAATTAAGTTGTGCTACCCATTGTTGTCTATCACTATCAAACACTAAAACATATCCATTTCTAAATTTTCCACCAGCAGAAACAACGTCGTTAAGTTGACCGATTGTAGTCTCTACGTTAAAAGCTTTTACAGCTCTTATAGGAACACCAACAGTAATCTTCTTGATTATGGTTTTTCCTGAGACTAACTTAATTTCCGCCATAAATCACCTACTTTGTAACAGAAGGAGAAACAGTAAGCTTTCCTTCCAATATTCTTTCAACAGTAACATTTCCATCACTATCAGTCGCTGATATTTCTACATCATAGACATATCTTCCAGCTTTCATAGAGTTTGTTACTGTATTTGTAAGACTCAAAAATACACAATTTTCTTCGTTATTAGGAGACAGGGTTGTAGTTCCAAAACTATATGTATTGGAATCTGTTGAGTTAAAACCTTTTTTGATTTTTCCAGTAGCTGCAAATAATGGGACAATACTATTTGATGCCTCAACATATTTGTTGAGAATTTTAGCAGTTCCGTCAGGATTAAACAATTCAAGTTTAACCTCCACATCGCTGCCTTGATCTATAACTAAGTCTTCGTACTGTGCCATAAGACCTCCTTAAAGTGCTAATATTGCAGATTTAAAGGAGCCATAGCTGTCAGAAGATGTAAGTACTTGTTGTAGTTTAGCCTTGTTGACTATACCAACTGAATCAAAATTATAAAGTTCTGTGAAGTTGTCGTTTATTTTATCTCCACCTGAACGGAGATCATCACCTGTGTTATCATTGGCTGATGCGCCAATGTTTATAATCTGCTTACCCATTTTTTACTCCTGTATCTGAGTCTTCTCTAGAGGTTTCTAAACCTCAAGATTTAACTATATTTATACAGATCAGGTGTACAGGTGCTTAAACATATTACTTTCATGGGGTTTATTAAGTGAATATGTAAAGTGTACCATCTTAATCTTCTCTTGAAAGTCACCGCCGAGCATCATCGGTTCATGAAAATACTCCATATATAAATCACTTAATACTTTGTTGATTCGAGGATCCTGACACCATCGAGTGCACCATTTATCGCTAAATGTAATCAATTCTAGTTTTTCTTTTACTGATTCTTCTACAAAATTTTGTTCACCGTTGACAGGTCCGACAGTTATTCCTTTTTCAATGTAATACCCTTGCCAATGGTCAATGTCTTTCATAAACTTATCAAAAATATATTTACAATCTTTTGGATAGTATTTAAAAAATCCACCATTAGTAAGCTGAATATCCGTATCTCCCCACCATTGTCGCATTGCTAGAAACTGACCTTTTTCAATAGGATAATCAAATATTTTCTTATAGTCGTTGATTAATACTAAATCAATATCAATGACACAAATAGGTTCGTCAAGATCAAGATTCATAAAAAACATTTTATTCCATTGTAAAGCAACTCTAGGATCAAATGGCTCGTTTACAATTGTTAAATCATAATCTTTAAGTTGTTTTCGAATATAAGTTTCGTACTCAGGTCCATACTTATCTCCTATTCTTAATGCGTATACTTTCATTCTTCGAAGATCCTTCCTTCATATTCTACATCAGGCCATATAAATTGAAACTTTTTATTAATAGCATGTATAATTTTATGAGAAGGATCTGGTCCTTCATCTGGCATTCTACCATGCCATTCGTCAGTAAGACTTTTATATTTAAACTTTTTAGATTGTATTAAGTAGCTAAACATAGTTTCATTATCATATGCAAATCTACTATGAAGTGCTTCTGGAAACATAGTGTCTTTATCATCTTGAAGTTTCTTTAATTTTTCAACCATGATAGGAAACTCTTTTGGCCAATTAACTTCTAGTATAGCATCTTTCCCAGCAATCATAGTTCCAGTATTGATGACATTATTCTCAGGTTCATATCCTTCTTGCAGTAGTAAAGCATAAGTGTTCCAATACTTTGTTGCAGGATTTCTATCACATGTATTATATTGAGTTAAATCCCAGTGTTTTCCCCATTCTGCAAGTTCATTATTATTTTTAGACCAAAAGTACGAAAGGTCATGAACTTCAAATATACTATCTTTTGTAACTGGAATAATATCCATGTCACAATAAAACACTTCGTCATAACCTTCTTGAGCGAGTTCATACATTAAATGATGTTTATAATAATTAAGTATATGATACATTGGTAGTTTATCATGTATCTTTCTAATCGATGAATAGTAATCAAACCATCTTTTGTCTGTAATAAAGAGTTTATAGTCAGCATCACAATGATCAGCATATGCCTTTTGAGTCCACATCAAGTGATTTCGGAATGCATTAAGTTTGTCTTTTGTTTCTGCAGCTCTAGGTCCCCTGTGTTTATTATTTCTAGCATGTTTTGAATAACCGGTCTCATCTAAGTTTTCTTCTGGTATATCAATATAGATTGAAAAAATTATTCTTTTCATTTTACACCTATTAAAAAGTATTGAAAATATTTTTCTTTATCTTCTTCAAATATCATCACGTCCTCATCTATCACTTTTGAAAAGTCACATTGCTGTTTTAATTCTTCTAAACTAGTTATAAGATTTATATGACCTGGTTTATTTAAATTGTTTCCGCTTACAACACATAATTGATTTTCAGGTATTATGTCACCCATAGGATAACAATGTTCACAACTTGTATTAATCCATACGTCGGCTTCTTCAATATCTTCTGGTATAAAAATAAAATTAGATTGAAAGTGTGTACTTCCACTAATCAGTTCACTCATTGTAGGGCACATGTCATAAGTGTATATTTTCTTTGCACCTTTTTCTTTTGCGAAAGGTACTGAATAAAATCCAAAGCCAGAGTTAAAAATATTTACACTTTTATCTATTAGATCTATTTTACTAGCCCACCATTTTTGTATCTTAAATTCTGTCAACGAAATCTGACTACTTATACTTGGCCACATATAAGGATGATGCCATCTTGTTTCATCAACAATTCTTTGAATTCGTATTACGTCGTTATCTTCTATTAGATACATATCTTTTTTTCTCTTCTGATGTTAGTCCTTCTAATATATGTATAACAGGCGGTAGATAGTCATAATCAGGATGTCCATGTATTCTATGAGTTGTGATCACACCATGTTCGAAATAATTAAAATGATCTTTCATTGGTGTATATGGACCGAAATGATGAAACATAAATGTGTCTATTCCTCTATACGTGAAGAATGCTTTGTCTGCATGTTTTTTTAAAAAATTATATATTAATCTATTTTGACCAGGTTTCCATAACATGACTGAACTATTATATAGAGGGCAGTGCGATATGTTATATAATCGTTTCCATTCTTCAGGTTTCTCTTCAGCCCAATAGTTCCAAGTCATGTAAGGCTTATCATTTGGAAGTTCAAAAAAATATGCTATGTCATCAGTAACGTCAACATCAAGATCAAGATATAATATCTTGTCGTTTTTATCAAATTTTTCATCTAATTTAAATAGTTGAATCTTATTTGAATGAGGAAGGCCGCCTTGATCCCAGTAGTCATATTCATCTTTTTGATACTGATAGTTATCGAACTCATTACTAAACTCTGTAAAACATAAAAAATCAAAAGCAACTGAACTTTTTTCCTTTACATTATTATATAATTGTGTTATAGTATTATCATTATAATTACCCCACTTGGCACATATTACTCTAAGCATCCAATCACCATGTGTTTATCATTCATTGTATCTTTAAAAAAGATGTGCATACTAGGAAGAGTTTCTATAAAATCATCCAGTGTTTCACATATATTTATGTTTCCATTACCAATAGTTCCTGGACCTTTATACTTTAGACTTGATCCACAAAAAACAAATACACAATCTTTAGGATACTCTTCTTTTTTTATGGCCTCTTTCATATGATAATATTTTTCACAATTAAAATTAATGTGCAGTCCGATATCTTTTTGTACATAATCTTTATCAAGAACACAGTCTAAAGTTCTTCCTGATATTTTAATATCTTCTCTAATATAGTCAGTTAGTCTCCAATTTATTTTTCGTATTTCTGCATCAGTTTCGTATAACCAAATGTCTTTTATTCCAAGCTCTAGCCAATAGCGACCGTCATAAAAACAATATCCACCAGAAATAATATTAGTTTTAAAAAAGTCATTAGCTTTATGAAAATTTAATTCTAGTAATTTTTTATAGCACCATTCCTTATATTCATCGCAGTTGTAAATCGAATCTTTGCCATCTCTAATTACTTCATATACTTCTTTTTCTCTATGAGGATAAGAATCACTTATAAACCTTAACGTCATGCTATATGTTGTAAACATCTTCATACTTATCGGATCTTTACCAAATATTTTGTTTATTATACGATGATGATTTATTTCATATGTTTTAGACATTCTATTTTATCCTCTAAAGTCGTGCCAGACATAGTTTCAATAATTCCAGACTTTGATATAATATCTCTATCAAAAGGAATAAAAAAATCTTTGTTATCAGTATTATAAGCCCATGGCCCAAACCTATGAAACAACCAGTTGTCGAACATTCCAAATTGATAAAAAGAAGCCCATGCTGTTTTATGAAGATCCATCCAGACTAAATCACAAAAATAAGGTTTCCAAAGCAACACTGAACTATTATATAACGGATGTGCTCTAGTAGTATAAGTGTGCTGCCATTTATTATTGTCATACGCGTCCCAATCAAAAGCAATCATTGGTCTTTCTATTGGTAAATTAAAAAAATATGCTAGATCTCCTTTAATGTTTGAATCTAAATCTATGTACAATAATTTGTCGGAAGAATCAAAATATTCTCTATCGTATCTAAACATTAATATTTTTTGAAAGTGAGCTAGACCGCCAAGATCTTCTCTTAAAAAATTGCTTTGAATTGAGGTAGATTCTTCAACATCATCTTTTCCTCTATATTCATTTTTTTGATAATGAGACAATCGATCATAAAAAGGACCAGCATAACAATGATTCATAGTTACAAATTCATAAGGTACTGAACAATTATTTTTTACTTGTTCTTCTAATCTTGCAACATGATCTTTAGTGTATCTATCACCCCATCTTAAATAAATTACTTTATTCGCCACTCAAAACTTCTCCAACTATCCCAATTACAGAATACATGTTTTTTGCTCTTTGTATTTTGGTTTTAGTTTCCTGATCAGCATTTTTTATAACAGGTAATTCGAGCACTTTGACTTTAAAAGGAAACAAATATTTCATTTCTTTTGAATTTTCTTCTAAAAATTTTAGCACCTGATTAGCATCAGTAACCGGTTCAGTTTGCTGTTCAACTTTTTTTTCTACAGCTTGAGAAATTTGATCTGAAGAAATTTGTTGACGCTTCCTCATCATATTGTCCCATTTTCTTTCTATACTTTCTAGTGAAAATATTTTCAATAAGTCTTGGAAGTCAGGATGACCCCAGACTACTGGAACGGTGTGAGAAACATGATTGCCTGATTTATTTTTATAGACGACTTCTACTTGTGTTTTTTTGCCACTAATAAAAAATGCGTCTACAGGATCTTCTGAAAAAATTGCCATAATATATCCATTCTAAATTACTCTTTTCTTATTTTCAATGCGTATGTACTTATTGCAACTGGTACGTTTCCGCCAAATGAATCACCATAAGGTAATGCCTGAAAATATCCACCTACAGCATCGCCGAATACAGTTTGACCTGCAAACGCTTTGTCAACTATAGATGTTCCGACTTGTGTTCCTGGTACAGTACCATGTTCGGGTCCATCAATTTGATACACTACTTGATATCCGTGCGGATCTTGCATTTCAGTATCTTTCATTGAGGTCAAAAGAAGATCATCTATACTTCCACTATCCATTTCTCTTATTGTCGGAGAAAAAGAACTAATACTAGTACTATCTATTAACAAAGGTTTGACTAGAGTCGATCCTGGTGATATACTTGAATCGATTGCAGATCTAGCTAAATAATATTTTGCATTAATTACAGCTTGATCGCTATCTTCAGGTAGAGATAAATTACCACCTGCATAAGTATTAACGTCAAATACAGTATCAATAAAAACCGGTGTGCTGCTTATTAAGTTTGATGCTGTACTATCTTGAGTTACAAAATAAACACCTTGATTACCAACACCAGTACCTCCGTTGACTAGTGTATTTATAACAGGCCTTATAAAGGTATCTTTAAAATCAGAGTCTGTCATAGCTCTAATTTTTAAATTTGCGGAGTTGCCGTCGCTTTCATAGTATACCGGATATGATATTTTATTTGCATCATTGTTATAACCAGTATTATCTGGAGTAGATACAATTCTATCAAAGTTTATTGTAAGTGTCGTTATGTTGCCAGCTCCAGCAGAATCTATTTCACTTACTGCTCCACCAACTTTTCTAGTGTCATTCATTGTATTAAGATTGCCGCTACTACCACTAACTACAGTTAATCTCAACCCTTGATCTCTTCCGTGATTAACTATTGTTCTATTTCTCAATAGAGTAATATCAGCATCTGTCATTTCCTGGAGATCAGAATCTACAATTTTAAGTGGTCTTCGAAAAGGCATTATTAAACTCCTGAATCTACAAAACCAAAAATCCTTTTTGCTATCGATCCATCAGATTTTAAAATGCTCAATGTAGAAGTTCTTACTACAGTTATATTTGCAATATCAGAATCATTGGCAGTTATTTGAGCTTGTAAACTTAATATGTCAGAATCGTTACCAGTTATTTGTGATTGCAAAGAAGTAGCACCACCTCCACCAATTGTAGTATTAATGGCTGCAATATCAGAATCGTTATTAGTTATTTGAACCTGAAGATTACTGTCACCTGCTATTCTAGAAATAATTTCAGAAGCAATATCAGAATCGTTATTAAAAATCTGTGTCTGATTACTATCTACTCCAGCTTGAATAGCTGAATCTCTCAGTCTTAGATGATTTATTGCCTGAACTAGATCTGAGTCAGGTAAACTAGAATGAAGACTATCTAAGTCTCCAACGTTATATGATATAACATTAGTCTTTACTCTAAATGCATTAAGTGTATCACTTAAATCTACAAAGGTTTTTCTAGCCATCGTTGTTCATCTTTTCTAATAGTTGTTTCATCATATCTTTTAACTCATTCACATCATCTTTTAACTGTGCAATTTCATCTTTTTCAGCCTCTTTAGCCTCTTTGACTTTCTTTGCTTTTTCTATTTCTTGCTCATTGGTGTTAAGTATAGCTCCAGTTTCTTCATCTTTCACCAAATCTTTTCCTAATCTTACTAACTTCATATTAGACTCCTAAAGCTATAGCTCTTAAATCTTTTATAATGGGAACTAAACTTGAGTTACTTGTTCTCATTACAATCTTAAGTTGAAATGTTGTAAACGGTAGTAACGAACCATTATCGCCACCTATTAAGTATGTATACTCTCTAAATACGTCTTTATTTTCATCACTTGGAACACTTGCAACTTTAGAAGCCAACGTCCAAGAAATATTATCCAGTAACTGATCTTCTGCTATTGCTTTAAAGTAAAGATCAAAATCTGCAACCGAAGGTCTATTAGCGCTCAGTAATACTTTCAGTCCTACAGCATCAGATAATAATGTTATTGGCTTAGTAACATGCTTAGATAGATGTGTTCCGGCAGTTTTATCAGTTTCATCTACATAAGGATATGGAACATTAAATCCTGCGGCAACACTGTTGGATTGATTATCAATTCTGTTTCCTACAAGAATCAATGAGCTTCTTTGTAGATCAATAATTGGCGAAACATAATTGTTGTCAGATGACATTGTAATCTTCATTTGAGCTGACTTAGTCGCTTTAGCTGCGAAGGTAACAACTCTTGGTGCTCCTAGAAAATTACTTTCTTTTAATGTTATATCAGAATAAGAAGCATCTTTTGTATAAGGTGTTTCTGCACCTGCTAAAGACTTACCCGTTGTTTGTTTCATCTGAGCAACTAAACTAGTACTTTGTGGAACAATATTTTCTAAGTATGGGACAATTAAGTCATACTGATAACTCACTGTTGAGGTTACATCTAATCCTCCACCTGAAGTTGTAGAAGTTGCATTTCCACCGGCATTAAAGAAATAACAATCACCTGATATCTTAGTTACAGTTACTGTTTGACTCGCACCAAATGATAGGCCACCGATTGTTCCCATATTTTTCAATATTACTGAATCACCAATATTTAATCCATGATTTTTCATATTGACTTTTATTTCGGCAGATCCTGAAGTTACGTCAATTGGGTTTCCTGGAAGTAGTCTTTCTGGTAGTGTAGCGTTATTTAATATCGCTGTATGATTTCCAGTTGTAAACTTACATCTGTTAATTCTAAACTTAAGATCCATATCATAAACAGGTTCCCACTTATAAGTATTTTGTGGAAGATAAAGGGCACCTATAATAGTTCTCTTTGAAACTCTTTCTTGGGTTGATCCAACAATTAGATCACCTGTTTTTCCAACCCAGATTTTATAATCTTTACTATCTGACTGAACAGCTATAACGTATTCAGCAAATGAATCAAGGAATATTGGTTCATCAAATTTGAACGTGGTTGATGTGGCACCTGTAGTTGAAATGTTAACTGAGGCTGGTGATAGATACTTTGTAGATCCTGGAACTATAACTTCTCTTGATGGCACTCCATTTATTATTGGTATGATCTGAATCCATACAGGTAGATCTGCATCTTTTGCTTTAAAGAAAAGTTCTACAGATGATATGAACATTCCAGTTTCATTATTAACAAAGAATGACTGCGCTAATGGGTCAATTCTTCCTCTAGTATCAGAAGTTCCAATTACTCTATCTGATAGAACGTTAGTGTCAGCTCCTGCAACGGATATATGCCGAGTTGATATTATATTAGTTCTGTTTCTTTCAATAGTTCCAGAAGAGTTATATAAAGCAACTGCTCTTGTTGAAGCATTAGTTTCATCTGAAGTAGTAATATCAAGAAGTTTAAACTCTCTTACACCAGCTCTAAAACTTATTTGTGGAGTATTAGGAATAAAGAATGTTCCAGAAACTCGACCTTCAGCGTCTGTTGTTAAGTTAGTACTTCCTGATGGATGTGCGGTGGCAGCATCTTGTATATTTCCAAATTCTGCACCATCTGAATCAGCACCATGAAAAGTAAACGTTTCTTCTCTACAAAATGATGATACATCAACTCCGTCAAAGAATGGGAAAACTCTTGTATTTGGTCTCATACCAATTGCCTCGAAGTGTACGAGTCTTGATCTTATGAAAGGAATGATTGCAATATCCACAACGCGATCATCTATTACTTTTCTTATTGTCTCTGAAGATACAACTCTATTGACAATGGTTTTTTCTACTGATTCTAAACCACTATTTAATAACTGAGAAGTATGATGACCAAATGATCTTGTATTTTTTCCTCTATGTGTTTCTTCTTCTGTTACAGTACCATCAAAACTTGTTCCTATCCAGTTCCATTTCCAGCTTTCCCATAACGTATTCTCATCTTTTGAAAGAGTATTTGAACCAGAAATTGATTTTGTTCCAGATTTAAATTTATCTCTAAAATCATCTGATGATGGTGATAAATTAATATGCCCATTAAATTGAAATATATCAAATGAGTTTATATCAATATCTTTTGAAACTTGAAGTTGTTCAATTTCTGCAGAGTCTACAAAATTAAGATAAACATTATCACCTTTTCTTATCACACCAGAGGTATCAGTATCATCTGAGTCATAAACTAATCCTATATTGTTTTCATAATATGCAGGATGCAATGAATGATCTTTTGGATCTATTGAAGCACTATACTGAGAGCTAGTGACTGCTGATTGAGCTTGATCTTTAAAATTGTCAACAGAGAATCCAACTTTGACTCTTTCGTTTCCAGACGAATCAGTCACTGATAGTTTATTAGTATCGAGCTCAAGTATACTAAGGCTATGTAGTTCTTCTATTCTTTCAACTCTTTTTTCAATCTTTCCAATGTCTTTCATTGTGAAGCCTTTTGCTTCAATTAAATCATATGCGACGTCATCACCATTAAGAGTATTCGCACCCATTTTTACTCTATACAGTTCTAGCGAGTTTGCCGGAGTTTCTGGAAATTTTGGGGTTAGAGATGAAGATCCTTGAATGACTTTAATATCACCTGTTTCTGTAATCGTGATCTTATCATTTCTTGGCTTAAAATAAGTATTATCTGAAGTTAAAGTTGTTGTATTCTTTGGAAGACCGATGATTCTGTGACCGGAGCCTGAAAACTCATCGTTAAGATCTTTAGTTGGTCTAAAATCATAAACATCTCTAAGTTTAAACACTTCACCAGTTTTAGAAGTAAAATCTAGAATCTCAGAGTATGGTGTAGTGTTGTAAGAATTAACGTTATAAAAGTCTCCAGTGGACGTATGAGTATAATGTCGAATCGCTGCACTTATTAGTCCAGGATTAGAGAATTCGCTTTTAAGAACAAGTCTACCTTGTTGGTAGTATGCATCTCTTTGGCCATTATCGAGCTCAAACATGTGAGCAACATCTAGTCCACCACCACTATCTTTATTGATAGATTTAATCTCCTTAATGTCATTCACACCAAGCTTTAAAGCAGTTATAACATTACCCATTCCATCCGATTCAACAGCAGCTGTTCCATTGACAACTTGTAATGCGTTCAATTTTCCTTTTGCTGCAGCTTGACCTTTGTTAACATAACCAAAAACCGTTATTTGTTTATTTGGAATATTAGTACTAACACGACCAGCTGCAAAGCCATTTCCAGTAGGAGTACTTGGCAGTGTAATTTCAGGACCACTGTCTGCTCTAAAAGCTAACCAATCAGAAGTCAATGTAAAAGTCTCACCGGTTGCAGATAAGTTAACATCGAATGCACCAGTAGAATCTGTTGTGCCAACAAATACTCTTTGAACAGCAACACTGATGTCAGTGATTGCTGATGGTCTTACTGAAGGCAACTTAAATAACAAATTTTCATTGTCAGCTTCAAAAAGTTCTGCTACAACATTGTTGTTTGTATCAGTTTTTGTTTTTAATATAAATGTTTGAGTTGTAGATATTCCTAGTGTTCTCGCTGTTCTAAAGTTAGATCCAGAGTTTATTTTAACATCAAACAAGAAGACTTTAAATGTTCCATCAGTAAGTTTTTCTAAAGATCTTACTCTAGCAGATCCTATTATACTCCCGGCAGGATTCGAAGCATGAGTTGATATATTTAATTTACTATGTGCCGATATCATATCAGCATTAATCTTTACACTAGAAGCTATAACAAAGTTACCATACTCAATTGAGACTGGTTGATTATTAAACTGTATAGTATCAGTAGATCTTGGAACATCTATTTTAGAAGGCGTGGGGTTATTAACTCTATAACCATTAACGTAAGCCGTCCCTTCACTTACAGTAAGTTGTAAGTTTGAAACATCAGCGGAATCATATGAAACTGTGAAAGGATTAACTATATAGTTTCCTGATTCTTCTTTTGTTCTTTGTGCAATAATATCGTTTATTCTATTGTAAGAATTTTGACCGTTATTTGTTTCGATTATTCTTGAATTTTCAATCTTAGCTATAGGTACAAATGTTTCACCTGCAGCTATAGAATCTTGAGTTACTAGTAAGAGTTTAATTCTGAATCTATCAGCTCCAGGAGCTGTTTGATTTAATGAAGCTCCTTGATTATCGAATAAGTTAACATCATCATCGACACTTACTACGTCTTGTGTAACTTTAAATCCAATATCAACTGTTTTAGATTTATCATACTTTGATATAATCAGTGATTGCGCGTCTACACTTATAAAAAATCCTTGTACAAAAAAGTCACTTGCACCGATACTAACTCTAACACCAGCACCAACAGCTGGATTTGAAGCAGTATTCACAGTTTGAACTGTCATATTAGACGCACCAACATTAGATGATAGTTGTTCGCCTGGTGTAACTCTAATCGGTGTAGAGCCTGAAGTTCCTGCTATACTGTTTGTGTATCTTACGTATAAAGTGTTTGGATCAGAACCTGATGAAGCAAATGTATCTAATATTTTTATTATAACACCGGATGACTGCCCAGTAAATTCTGTTCCTTTGATATCTGTTGGAAAGGTTGCATCAGTTATTTTAATGAATTCATAGTTGCTGTTTATAACTAATCCACCAGGATTGACTGCAGCACCTTCTTTAAATATATTTTTTCCAAATCTTTCAATTTCTTTTTGTATGATAGTCTGTAATTGTGTAAGTTCTCTTGCTTGAAGAGCTCTTCTAGGATTAAATAAGATTCGATGAAAACCATGGCTGTCTTGATAGTCATCTTTATACTTACTCGCAAATAAATTTTCAGTTAATGTAGTTGGCATTTATAAACTCTTAAATTTGTAAAATAATTTTTATGTCTTCATTCTGCGATGATGATCTATCAACAGGTGTTCTATTATTTAAGTATTGTAACTTCACAGAAGCAGGATTTATTAAAGGTGATACCAAAGCCGAATCAATAACACCTTGTCCAGATCCATTACTTTCAGTAAGTGTTTCACCATCTAAAAAGCCTCTAAATCCAGTTGCATCGGTCTGATGAAAGAATACTTTATTTGAATCAATATTATCGACTAAAGCTTTTGCACCTGTAGTTGTACCAACTATAAGTTTATCAGTAGTAAATACTTGAGTAGTTGATGCAAGTGTCAAATGTTTCAAACAATTTCCAGTATTACCGGTGAATGCAGAGTCATTAAGACTTTTTTGAATTCCTTTTAGTATTCCTACTTGTCTAAAGTCCTGTCCAGTAACAAAATCAGAATCAGTTCCTTCAACTTTACAGTGCACACATATTGAAGATGTTTTTAAGTCAAACTTTGCATTCTTTCCCCAACCATCACGAGGGCTTATTACTGCCCTTGCCGATGCGCCAGTTCCACCTCCACCAACTAACGTTACTGTTGCATTAGTATATCCTTGTGGATAGTCTAGAGTTGATGAATCATTTGCAAATTCTATTTTTTTAACTGTTCCTGAGTTACTATCGATGGTTGAAAATGCGGTAAAAGAACTATCTCCATCACCCGTAATCAAAACTGTAGGAGGTGATGTATAACCATTTCCAGCATTAGTGACAATAATTTGTGTTATTTGCCGCTTATCAGCATTATTTTGTATTTCAAATTGTTTTGTATGAGCACCACTAGAATTGGAATCTACTGATGATATTATTCTTGTAGGCATAAAGGCTGCTGTCATAAACTTTCGAGCTTCGTCTTCAGTTATGGTATATAAGAATTTCCAAACGTAACCATCTGCCGTTTCAAATGCATCATTATTAGATCCACTCGGTTGTACAGTTGATGGAACTGCCACTCCTAAATTATTTTTTCCACCTCGTAAACAAATATAAACACTAAAGCTTTCGGTTAATGCATAAAAAGAATTTGAGCCATATCCTACTGTTTGATCGTCCCACCCAGCATAAGTTGTGCCACTTATCCAATTAACTCTTGGAATTACAGTAGAAACTCCAGTAACTTTCTTTATGCTTTGTAAGCTGTTTCTAAATTTTCTTTCTTCATTTAGATTATTTAAAGGTGTTGGAGCAGTATCACTACTATCCCATTGTTCAGACTTAGCAAATCCTATATATGTAGGATCTGTTACATCTTCTATAATTGTTACAATTTTATCTACGATAGCTAACTTTAATCTATCTGTTATTATAGCCGCCATATCATTTTATCCTGTATCGTGTTAATGTTATTTATACTTGTTTTATCAAAGATTAGACATATAGTTCCATGTCCTTCCATGAGAATCATATATTCCTTGATCAAAAGTTTCTTTCGTGTTATCAAATCTAATATCAGTTGGAAATCCGTTCTTTACTGCTCTATCTAATCTTGGACTACTTGCATCGGCCATATCAAATATTGATCTATATGTTTTATCAAGCACTCCTACCGAATCATCTTTGTATTTTAAAATCGTTTCATTTGGATCCATTCTTACAGTAAATACTCGACTTGTCCCTGGATTAGCCGATGTATAACTTATAGATGAGTCCTTTAGTCCAAAAGCATTATTACTGTTTGCTGACCACGTAGTTGTATTGCTATCAACTTGATTAAATTCAGTCATAAGAGCACTGTCACCTGTCATTACATATGCTGTTGCACCCATATTATCTATAATAGTAATATCAGGGACATCGCTCATTACTATTCCAGCGTTATCATCAAATACTAGTATTGGTAAAGTTGCACCTTTAGTCGAATCAAATATTGGAGCCAATGCAGAAAATACAGTTCCGATCTCTGGTTGTATTAGTACTTCATTAGAAAGAAAAAATCCACTAGGATGAACAAATTTCTTATAAAGTTCTCCCCATATACTAAAAGAAAGAGGAACTTTTAACATGATTGATAATATTTGAAAAGCTGCGCCGTCCTGTATTATACTATATGGGTCACCTACTAAATGATCTGAGTCATTCAAAAAGAATATATCATTTTTTGGATAACTCACCTCAACGTCTTCTCCAAAAAATGCTCTAAAAAAACCTTCTGCAGAGTATCGAGATCCTTTTACTCTAAAAAATCTTGCAAAATTTCTTATAACTTCTCTTGGGCTATTAAAAAAAGATTGCGACATTCCTTGAGCAAACTCCCGAAACATGTTATCTAAATGTTGTAATGAAGAAGCTTCGACGTCACGTATTGTATAAAGATCTTGAATCAATGCACCAAAGTTATCACCACTATCTAAAAATTCATAGTAAGATTCTAAAAATGTTATTAAGTTTGGATAGTCAGTAGTAAAATGTTCAGGTAGAACTTCTTTCACCATGTTACGATGAAAAGTTACGTCAAGTCTTCCATAATCTGTTAAAGTTCTTTCGACCATTATAGTGTTACTCTTACGCCCTGTCTGTCAATAGCGTGGTTAACTATTATTCTAGATGGATCATGTTTATACACAAAGTTTCTTAACATCGGAATAGTTGCTTGATTTTGTGGAACTGCTGAAAATTTAAGAAAATTAACTCCGGCATTGATTAAATTTAAATTAAAATTATTTAAATTTAGTACACCTGTAGACGGAAGATAATCACCTATATTATCAGTAACAACCGCGTCATTATCATCAACATTAACTATTTGTAAAATTGTTGATCCAATCTTATTCACTATTTTGCATTTTCCATTCACTCCAGTTACATCAAACGTTGTTGACTCGACATTAATTTGTTGTGATCCTTCACCAAGTATTGCCATTGGAAAAGTTACAGTGTATGAAGTTGGTTCATTTAATACAGGAACTAATCTTACTTGCACTTTTACATCCATTTTTGAGTTTAATATGCCTGCATCAATCTCGTCTATTTCAGTTAAAAGATTAGATCTTCTAAACGTTTTTGTAAATCCATTTATTTTTGTATTGATGTGATCAGTAATTGCATCTCTTGTATTATTTTCTAAGGTTTGAGGAGACTTTGAAGTTAGATCTGGATTTACTGTTATCACGGTATGTAACTCTAGAAATGTTTCTATTGGATCAACAAATACTGGGGTAATTGACATTACTGATAGATTATCGGAAAAGTTTGTCTTGATAGAATTTTTAATAACAGTTTTAGCTGCATCTGAAAGACCAGTATTAAAGTCAAGACCAATGTAAACTTCCCCATAAGCTATTGGGACGTTGTCCTGTCCACCCCAAACTGATACATCAGAAACTGTTGGAAAGTTTGATGATATAGTTGATTTATAATCATCAGGTGTAACTAATCTTTGTTGAGCAGCAAATGCCGAAGGTGCATTTTGTCTTATTGATTCTATTCCTTGTCGATCTGCACCACCTGCAGAATTTGCTTGTGGTACTATTGATACTGCATAAGCAGTGCCTCCTATAGTAAATGCGGCAGTAGTTGTAAACGCTTTACAGCCGTTTGAGGTTGCTCCAACTGTCCTAGAATATGTAACGACTATCTTACTACCGGCTTCCGGTGATTTCCCAAAAGTAACACCGTCTCCGAAATTTAATTCATAAGTTCCATTCGGCGCTTCTCTTATAGTGTAATAAGTAGATTTAGCATTTACCGTTATAGCTCTACTTAACGGAGTATACTCTTCACTTTGATCTGACGTAGGTGAATTAAATACAGTAACTACTGTACTGTTTGTATCAATATCCGCGTCAGGTATAATATAAACTTGTCTATCAGTTTTTTGACCGACAAAAAATGTTTTAGTTATTAATGTCCCTTCAAAAGCTACGATTCCAGCTGTTCCGTTAGCATCTTTAAATGTATATAATCCAGCTCCATCATCACTCGCAGTGTATATCTCTCTTGTAATAAAATTCTGATTACCGTCTTCGTTGGT